GCGCCCAATGCTGATGCTTTTAAAGAATCAGCAAAGACAGCAAAGAAGAAAAAATGACCGCTGCATGGCAACGCAAAGAAGGTAAAAACCCCGAGGGCGGGTTAAACGCCAAGGGCAGAGCCTCGTACAAAGCCGAAACGGGCGGGACGCTGAAACCGCCTGTAAAAGCTGGCGACAATCCCCGCAGAGCCTCATTCCTTGCCCGTATGGGCAATATGCCGGGGCCAATGGAAAAGAACGGGAAACCGACTCGCCTAGCTTTAGCGCTTAAAGCATGGGGCGCAAGCAGCAAAGAAGATGCCCAAGCCAAAGCAAGCGCCATTTCAAAACGGAATAAATAATGAAACAAACCACAACCGGCGTTGATAAATGGTTGAACATAGTCGCCACTTATGACGGAGACTTCAAGAAATGGGAAGCCCGAACGCAAAAGATTATCAAGCGTTACCGGGACGATAACCGCAGCGCAACAACTAATGAAACTGCAAAGTTCAACATTCTTTGGTCTAACGTTCAGACTTTAATCCCTGCGGTTTATGCTCGATTGCCAAAAGCAGACGTTTCCCGTAGGTTTGGCGATAACGACCCTGTGGGCAGGGTAGCCTCACAATTGATTGAGCGTGCGCTAGATTTTGAGGTTGAGCATTACCCCGATTTCCGCGCAACTATGAAGCATTGCGTTGAAGATCGTTTTCTTGGCGGGCGTGGTGTTGCTTGGGTGCGGTACGAACCGCATGTGCGGCAATTGGACATTCCTGAAGATGGACTAAGCATCACCGAGGACACCGACGAAGCCGGAATGCAGACAGACGCAACCGCTGGTCAAGTTGAGCCGCAGGAAGAAATTGAATACGAATGCGCTCCGACTGATTATGTTCACTGGAAAGACTTTGGGCATTCCATAGCGCGTACTTGGGAGGAAGTTACCTGTGTATGGCGGTGGGTTTATATGACCCGCGAATCCCTCATTGAACGATTTGGCGAAAAGGTTGGCAAAAACATCCCGTTTGACGCAGGCCCAGACACCCTAAAAACATACGGGCAATCCTCAAAAGAACACACCCGCGCCAAGATTTGCGAACTGTGGGACAAAGAATCAGGAAAAGTGGTTTGGTTCAGTAAGAACATGCCAGAGGTCATTGATGAACGGGATGATCCGCTAGGATTAGAGGGATTCTGGCCCTGCGCCCGTCCGCTTTACTCAACGATGACGAGCGACACCCTTGTCCCGGTTCCTGACTTTGTGCTGTACCAAGACCAAGCAGTCGAGCTAGACATACTCTCAGACCGTATAGACGGGCTTGTAAAGGCTTTGCGCGTCCGGGGTGTATATGACGCAAGCCAGCCAGCATTGCAGCGCCTGATGACTGAGGGCGAGAACAACGCGCTTATTCCTGTGGATAAGTGGATGGCGTTTGGCGAAAAAGGCGGGTTGAAGGGCAGTATCGACCTGCTGCCGCTGGACACCCTGGCTGATGCTTTGCTGCAATGCTACCGGGCAAGGACTGAAATTAAGAACCAGATTTACGAGATCACCGGGTTGTCAGACATTATTCGCGGCAGTTCGATGGCAAGCGAAACGGCTACGGCACAGCAAATCAAGGGGCAGTACGCATCTATTCGCTTGCGCTCCATGCAGGAAGATGTGGCTATGTTTGCCACCGAATTGCTCAGACTAAAAGCGCAGATTATTTGCAGCAAGTTCCAGCCTCAAACCATTCTGATGTATGCGGCAGCGCAACAAATGCAGCCCGCTGACCAGCAATTGATTCCCGAAGCCTTGCAACTTATGAAAGACAATCCTTTGCGGAGCTTCCGCATTGAAGTTGCCGCTGATTCTTTGGTGCAATTGGACGAAGCACAAACCAAACGCGACAGGATGGAGTTCATTCAAGCCTTTAGCGGTTTCTTGCGCGAAGCCTTGCCGGTAGCCCAAGCCAGCCCAGAAATCACCCCGATGTTGGTCGAGGTAATGAAGTTTGGCATTACGGCGTTTAAACAATCTAAACCAATTGAAGGCGCTTTGGATGCTGCGTTGGATCAGATGAAACAGAAACAGGCACAACCGCAACAACCTAAACCTGACCCTGAAATGATGAAGATGCAAGCACAGCAAGCATCCGATCAGGCTCGGGCGCAAGCAGATATACAAGCGGCACAAGCCAAATCACAGTTTGACGCGCAAATCCAACAAGCAAAGATTCAGGCTGATACGCAAATTGAGCAAATGAAAATTCAAGCGGCTGCACAAAGCGAAACACAACGCCAACAATATGACGCGGCAATGGCACAGCAAAAGCTGCAAACAGAAGAACAATTTAACCGCTGGAAAACGGAACTCGAAGCGGCAACTAAAATCATGGTTGCTCGTATCGGGGCAAATCCGGGGTTGGATATTCCGGCAATGGAAGCACAGCAAGCAGCGTCTGAGAAGATTACCTATGAACTCGGCAATCATGTTGCCGAAGCAATTAGCAGAATATCTGACATGCACGAATCCATGATGGGCAAACACGACCAGACCATGAATCAAATGGGCGGGATGATGCAAATGTTGTCTGCACCTAAACGGATTGTTCGTGGCCCTGACGGTAGAGCTGCTGGCGTGGAGATTGTCACGCAATGATAGTGACCACCACAAAAGGCGAAATGGACGATTCCCTGTTGGAAAAACGTGAAGGCGTTGTGGACAACGACAACGAAAACACCAACTGGATCGAATACTGGCTAGACGGGGAACTTGTCCATAGATCGGCGCATGTGCGTATGAAAAAGCCAATTGTTTCTATATCTGAAGTCGGAGGATTTAATGGCTAACAGCCAGGCAATGTGTACCAGTTTTAAAGGTGAAATTCTGTCGGGAATTCATGCGTTTGGAACCACCGTAATTAGAGCAGGAACCGGAGCTGACACCCTGAAAGCTGCTTTGTATCTAGCCTCCGGCAGTCAAGGGGCTGGAACAACGGCATACGCGGCAACAAATGAAGTTTCAGGCACTAACTATGTGGCTGGCGGCATTACTGTGACCAATGCAACAGCGCCCACTACAGGAGGAACGACAGGGTATTGGACACCAAGCGCAAGTTTTACTTGGACAAACGTTACCCTTGCCACAGCGTTTGACGCGGTGCTGGTTTACAACTCAACGCAATCAAACAAAGCAATCAGCGTTCACACGTTTGGCAGTCAAACCATCACGGCGGGAACATTTACGCTGACGATGCCAACAAATGATTTAACCAACGCACTTATCCGAATTGCTTAATTCATGGCACAAGGCGCATGGGACACAGGCACATGGGACGATGCCCTATGGGATAGCCTACCCATCACCGGCAATGTCGGAACGGGTAGCGCGGGCAACCTGGGCATCGCTGTTGAACAAACCCTTACCGGAGCTAACGCAACTGGAGCCGCAGGTACGGAATCTCCGGGCATTACTATTGCCATTACCGGAGTGCAAGCCACAGGAGCCGTTGGAAATGAAAGCGAAACGATTACCCTTGCTTTGTCTGGCGCACAAGCGACAGGTGCCACCGGGTCTGTCAGTTTGGCAGCGGGTGTTGCAATTACTGGGGTTGAAGCCACTGGTAGCGCCGGAACCGTTATTGCCTATGTCCCCCCCATCTTCATTGATGACACCCATGACGGTGACTATAAAAAGAAACGATGGGCAGAAGAACGTGCAAAGAAAGAGAAACGCAAGCAAGAAATCATCAACATCTACGAACGAATTGTTGAAGGCAAACCAGAAATTGCCGAAGAAATTGTTGCCCCGTTCATCAAAACTAAAGCTCGCGGACAACAAACCGCCGCAACAGTTCAACAAATAGATTTTGACAAGCTAATGCGTGATATTGCAAAGGTTGAGGCGCTCTACACAGAGCATATTGAAATGGACGACGAGGAAGTGCTGGCATTGCTATGACAAGAAAACGATGGATATATAAAAACGGTGAAGCCATTGAAATAGGTGAGCAACCTGTAAGTGAGTCTTTACATCAAATTATGCCTGATATTCAGCCGTATCAATCAATGGCTGATGGTTCAATGATTATGGGCAGGCGGCAGCACCGAGAACATTTGCGCGAACACAATTGTATTGAAATTGGCAATGAAGTAATGGAAACAAAAAGACCACAAAACACAGACAATCGGCGTGAAGTTTTACGGGCGCAACTTGCCAATATGACAAACCGCGATGCTGACAAAATCTTACACAAACTTCGAGAAGAAGCCCGATTTACCCGCCGTTAAACCCCCACAGGGAGAATTAAATGTCTGATGATCTGAATTCCATAGTACCCGTTGATAACGCTGACGCTAGGCGCGATCTGCTTGAACAGCAATTTGAAGAAGCTGAACAAGAACCCGTTAAAGCAGAACGGGATGAAGCGGGGAAGTTTGCACAAAAGGCTGAACCTGAACCGGTTGAAGAACCCGTCTGGAAACGCCCACCGGCAAGCTGGAAAAAAGATTATCACGAGGACTGGAAAGCCGCGCCTGCGCGTATTCAGGAATATGCCTGGCAGCGCGAAGAACAAATGAAAGCGGGCCTAGAGCCTTTGCGAGCTAAAGAACAATTTGCCGATCAAATGCAAGAAGCGGTACAGCCTTATTTGCAAACAATTCAAGGTCTGGGAATTGATGCGCCTCGCGCAGTAAAGGCGTTGATGGAAGCCGATCACGCGCTCCGATTCAGCACACCTGACCAGAAATTGCAACTGTTTGGTAGACTTGCACAACAATACGGAGTAAATTTAGGTCAAATACAGGGTTTGCCACAACAAACCGCTGTTGATCCAATGGTTTATACGCTTCAAAACGAATTAAACTCAGTTCGCGGAGAGGTTAATAACTGGAAACAGCAACAAGAACAAGCACAGAATTCCGTCCTTCTTGGGGAAATTAACCAGTTTTCCCAGAAGGCTGAACATTTTGAAGAAGCCAGGCCCGTAATGATCCAACTCCTACAGAGTGGCGTTGCAACCGATCTTCAAGATGCGTATGACAAAGCATTACGCCTAGACTCGAACCTTTTTGAAGCAACTCAACAGAGCAAACAAGCCGAAGTTGATGCGGCTAAAAGGGCGGCAGCTACAAAAGCTGTCAAATCGGCAAGGGCGGCAGCGGTCAGCGTGAAAAGCTCCACACCCGGCGCTGTAACGACAACCAAAGCGCAAGACAGGCGTTCACTACTGGCAGAGCAATTTGATTCCATGAGTGAACGTTTTTGATTAATCTGATTAGGAGCAAATAAAATGGCATTCGCCAATAGCTCAATCAGCGACATCATTGCGACGAATATCCAAAGTCGTACCGGTGAGCTGGCTGACAACGTTACAAATAACAATGCACTACTTCGGCGCTTGAAGGAACGCGGGAACGTTAAAACGTTCTCCGGCGGTAACGTCATCCTTCAGGAAATTATGTATAACGATTCCACCACCAATAACACGAATTCTTATTCGGGTTATGAAGTGCTGAACGTCAGCCAGAACAGCCCGATTTCTTCGGCTCAATTCTCGATCACACAGTACGCGGCTGCTGTATCAATCAGCGGTCTGGAGATGATTCAGAACAGCGGCAAGGAAGCGATCATT